AATCATTGTCATTGCTTGTTGTAGTTCTCTAGCGTGTTCGAGTTCATCTTCTGCTATCTCTGCAATCCTCTTATCCTCTGGATGATATGAAAGATACTTGATGTAAGTTTCATATGCATGCTTTTCAATCTTCATGTTGATATCATAAGCGTTAATAGGATTGAGAACATAATACCCAACCATGATCCAATAATAAAGTATAACAAGATGTTTGGCAAGGAACCTATCAATCCAGTATTTATTGCCCTCCCTAGCTTCCATCTCTTCCAAGTGTTCCGTTTCATTTAAGGCCTGATAGAAATGTTCTTTCATTAAATATATATGTTCTTCACCTCTCAATCCTAAAGATTCTCTTAAATGTAATACACTTATGAACGCAAAGTATGGCGCTCGTGCAATTACCTCTAGAACCCAGAACCTTTGAGATGGTCGATTGCGATATAGAAAATCAAGTATCGCAACAGTGACGTTAAGGACGGCAGAGTTTAATTGTTTCATTTAATCTCCTTAATTGATTCCAAAGAAAAAGGATGTTCCTGTAGATACGGAACATCCTCTCTTGCGTGTCTTACTGCTTCAAATGCATCTTCAGCATATTCACCAATTTCATGGTGTTCGTTTTTTTGGTCGTGCCAACTTAGTGTGTAGTGGGACATGATAGTTTCAACTCCAGTACATTATTATTTATAATAACACACTAGGTATAATTACGCATCAAATATGTGGACTCACTGACATCATTCTTCGATTTCAAAGAACCATTTTATGTGTTTAATGTAATCAAATGTGCAGCCTATATCCTTGTCACAGTTAGTATCATACTTTCTGTCACATAAAAACTTCCTTAATTCATAAACAGAATTAAATTTACCTTGATGTCTTTCCTGTTCGTCGTATAGATGATACTTCATCAACAGTTTTTATTCAAGTCCTCTGCCATGTTACCACCTATATCAGCTCCCTGATTACCACCAAACATCGCCACCCAACCAGCAGCGACCCAACCAACAAAGGGGATAGTACTAAGAGTAGGAGCAGCAGCTGCACCAACTGAAGTACCCACAAGCCTTCCTGTACCTTCTGCACTTCCGATTGCTTTGATACAGGCCTCACTTTTTCGGGCAGCAGTTATCTCATCTGATTGTCCTTGAGTCAATCCAGGCTTCTGATCTAACCATGAACGATTGTTAGATACTGCACCACCTTGGTTGGTCTGACCATCCATGAAGTATTCTTCTGCAATCTTAGTAGTATTGTTTGCCAGTCCTAAGAAACCACCTTTCTCTTTGATGTCCTTAGTAATGTATGCAGTCTTAGGATCGTTTGCTTTATATGAAATAGCATATCCCTCGTCTGATACACTGACTTTATATGATGTATATGGGCCTACTGGTAAATTAATACTTGGTAGTTTGCTCTCACGATTCGATAATGACCCAATCATACCGATGTGAGACAAACCAATAAGTCCACCCAAACTAAGAGCGAACCACTTACCCCATTTCACTTGCTTATCCATTATCCTTTCTTCGGTGTAGCACTAGGAGTCAAGACCATTGGTGCTTGTTCAATTCTAATTGTCTGTGCGGGTGCTGCCTGAGTTGCTTTCTCTATGAGCATCTCCATATCTTTTTTCGATATGTTTGCACTACCACCTGCTACTTTATTTTTATTCTTACCGGCTTCAACACCAAAGGTAGCTAAAACTCCTGTGAATACAGAAGCTATAAATGTCGGATCAATCTTGTCCTGCTCTGTCATTCCGGGAAATGTAACGTAGTTCAAAGTTAAAATTCCACCGGCCCAGATCAAGATCCCAAGTCTTACAAAAGTACTCAGGATCATCATCTGTTCTTCTTTGTCATCCATTGCCTCTTTGAGTTTACCTAGAGGACCTTTAGATTTTACTTCTTCTTTTTTAACTGCTTCAGCCATGGGATCAGTATGTCTATATTATATATAGACACTTAATCCTTAGAATCCGAATGGTATGGGTGATTCTGGTGTAGCAGGTGCATCTGGTGTAGGTGTTGATGGTGATGGTAAACCTAGACTACCTCCACCTAAACCACCGAGGTCTCCAAGACCACCAAGTTTTTCGGTGACTGCTTCCATTACCTTGCCTTTGACGCTATCGATAATCGCATCCTTGCGTATGAATACGTAACCGCCAATACCAACAACGGTGAGAGATATAACACCACTTGCAATAGCGATTCCATTTACTATTTTTTGTAACATAATACTATTTAATACAAATTATATATCATACTCGCTATCCTCTCCCATATATTCGAGAGAAACGATATCGTGATTGACACTTTTATCTTCTCTAAGTAACCACTCTGCAAACTCTTGACGAATAGATACTGCATCTTTAAGTTGTTCAATATCACCATCAGTGCATAGTTCGTTCATTCGGTCTATTGACCAATCATATGTCGTCCTTAGATTTTTCGTAAAACTGTCCATAATCCTTACGCATATAGCGTCCGAGTATGTTGCTATTATAATACATTGGTGTTCCATCGTCAAGTGACTCCATCAACACATTGTGTAAAAACAATTGTTTTGTCTCTTCGTAATTTACTTTTCCAAGGGTTGTGTGGAGGGAGAGGATTTCTCTTCTGAAAGTACCTCTACCAAGGCTTCTAACATCTTGTTTAAGTTCATCAGAGCTTCCGTAATATCTCTTCCAATCCGACTCGCTTGTGACTTTTCTCTTTCCTCCCTTTGGTTTTCTTTTCTGGACGAAGTATTTTCTTCCAATATATTTCCTTCCTGTGCTAGTATTGGTGATGCAGTAAATAAACCCGTAGTAGTCGCCAATATCATCAGAGGTAAAAGGACGACCTTCGTATATCCAAGGGTTTTCATAATCGACTTCCAAAGCAGTAATCATATTGTAACACATTCATAACTATATATCCATAAATATCAATAAACGATTATATAGATGACAGTTTACAGAAAAAACATAACAATCAATGTAGGTGAAACTTTTAGTGAAGATTTAACTTTACTAAGTTCTGATGGTTCTGGTGTTGTTGATTTAACAGGTTTTACCGCACAGTCACAATTAAGAAAACATCCTTCAAATCCTCGTTTTGCAGATATACAAGTTGGTATAGTTAATGCATCTCAAGGTGAAATTAATATTTCAATCGCAAGCACTATTACTAAATTCCTTCAAGGTGGTAGACATGTATACGATATAGTTTTAACAAAACCAAATGGATTTAAGATGGTTGCAGTTGAGGGTAACGCACTTGTAAGATCTGGTATTAATACCTTTGTACATTATTATGGTTCACCATAAATAAAAATAAAAATATAATGGCAGTTTTTAGTACCAATTTAATAATCTATAAACATACTGACTTTGAGCAAACCTTTGTGCTTGAAGATGGTCAATCAAATAGTGCCAAAGATTTAACAGGATTTACTGGCACTTGCAAGATGCAAAGAACATTAAATCTTGGCAGTCTTACATCATTTAGTTTGTCATTTACAAATAGACTATTAGGTAAAGTTAGAATATCATTAACATCAACACAAACAGCGAATATTGCAGACGGTAAATATTTTTATGAATTAATGTTGACTGATCCAAATGGTGTTGTAGAAAGAGTAATTGAAGGAGTTGTAATAGTAAAACATCCTGTTACTTGGGATTCTCCTAATCCTTTGACTCCTTTTGACGCTCAAGTTCCTTAAAATAAAAACTCTCACACTTAAAATAAATTCTAAGCTGAGAGTATTTTGATTTGTTGTAATTGTGTTCGATTGGTTTGGAGTATTCTCTGAATGGATTTCGATGGATTGATAGTTTGTCGTATTTTGATAGCATATAGTACCTAAAGGCACTTTATTTATACGATTTTGGTATCAATTATGGCACAAAGTCAGGAAAATCATACGGACCATTTAGTTTCTTTTCTAACTCTCTTTCATCTAAAACTTCGTGAATTAATTTCTTAAATTCTTTTTTAAGTTCTTCAGTTAATTCTATTTCCATTTTTAAAGTTTAATAATAATTCAAAATCCTCAGACACACCAACACCAGGTTGATAGTTCTGGGGATTAAGTTTTGCAAGTTTGACTGACTTTAGATCACCGATGATGTCAGCACGATTAATAACAGGTTTCATGATTACTTAAATCCGTATTTCTTTTTTTGTTCAGGTGTTATTACATAATCTCTTGGTATGTCTAAACTATCTCTAAACTCTGGTGTATCACCTGTTCCACTAAGTTTTTTTAATTTGTAATTCATCTGAAAGTCTTGTCTAGAATTTCCAACGGGATCTTTCTTAGCTAATTGACCTAGTGTACCAAGAGCAGCACCAACTGGTACTACGACTTTAGCAACAGTTCCTAATCTTACTTCACTCAGGTTTTTTTTTTGCTCCTCGACTATACCTTGAATAGTTTTTGCATCCATCTCAGTCATTACATAGTTTGCTTCTTCAATTGTAGCAACTTGTCCTGTAGAATGCAAGTACTCAAGAACTAAATCATAAGCATCCCACTCTGTATGATCTCTTAGACCTTTATCTCTCTGTG